TTATTCCTTCTGTCGATGTCTGATGAGATGCGCGTTATCCACAGCGGCACGCATCCTTTTCAAAAATCTTTGAGCGCCCTTAATTTCGGCATATATCCGCTCACGCTTATCGAGCGTGTCGGCAGCAGCCCACTCGTCGTAACACTCCGTTTCGGCTTGGGCCAGAATTTCCTGAAAAACAGAATCGTCCAGCCATTCCTTAATTCGGTCGCCGAAAGTCAGCGGGTTAGCGCTCATTTTCGCAATCCATATATGGATTTCATCGGCAAATATTTTACAGGACTATTTCAAGTTCCTCACAACAGCCGTTTCCACGGCCGTTTCCTGTCTAATCAATTCACGATTACGACCGGCGATTGCGCGCATCTCTTCAGTGTTGACCGACGCGTTGTACCGAGCGTTGATTTCGGCAGCTCGTAACTCTCCATCCATTTCGGTCTTATCGCGTTCCCGGTCGTCACGCATAATCATGTCCTCTCGCTTGAGTTCAAGCTCTGCCGTCTTTTTGGAAATGTCAGCCTTGATGCTCTCCATCTGCACCTGGATCAGTTGCTCATCAACCGTGGGCTCCTGCGGCTGCTGTGGCTGCGGCTGGTAATCAGCAGGATCGGAAATGAATCTCTGCGTGTCTTGGAACCCGGCGAGCTCTATGACCTGGCGCAACGTCTGGTAGTAATTCTCAATCGAGACGAGCGGGTTATCAGGCCCAATCGTCGTGAGGATCTGCTCCTGCTTGCCGGCGATCTGCATCAGCATCGCAATGCGCTCCTCCTCAGTTCCCCTGCCAAGCGCGACGTTCACAATCACATCCATGTCCGAGTCCCATACCCGCGGATCAATCGGCACAAATTCATTGCGTAACCGAATCATCCTCTCGGCATCCTGGCGGGTGTTCACCAGATAGAAGATGCCCTCAAACAGTTTCTTCATTCCCGTCTCGGCGAACATCCTGGCAATCAACTCAGTCCTCTGTTGAGCTGCGTGGATTGTCTGCGACACGGCTAACGCCGTTGAACTCTGCAACGCAGCCGGGTCCAACCCGTCCGCCGCCCTGCTCACGCCCGTCCTGTTCTCGCGCACCAAGTCCATGTATTCCAACATGGGGAAACAATCACGCCCGACAAATGGCACCGAAAAGGGCACCACCGCACCAGGGCTCCTCATCCTGATAATGCCGCCAACCTCGGTATTGAGCACATCGTCCATGCTCGCCTGACCCTCGACAACGCCAACCCTCGGATGGGTCGAAAGCGCCAACGAGTCCAAGCTCGAGCGCAAGACCATCGACTTGATTCTCTGGACATCCATTGTCACATCGGCAATGGACAGTCCGAAAAACGTGTGAGGCTCCGGGTCTGGCATGAATACCGCGAACGGCAACTGCTCAGCCGGCTCATTTAGAAAGATCTTGTATTCGCTGCCAATGCTGCAAATGCGTCTGAGCTCGGCAACCGAATCACCATCCACATCAGCACGAATGTAGCTCTCCACATACAGCGCACGCCGCATCGTCGGATCGGTGCTCGAATCAGTGGAATTCCCCAACGTGGGATTGCGCTCACGAGACTCCGCATTGAAGTCAAAATTGTCCTCGGACGTCGCAAACTGCTCGATCTCATCGTAGTCATATCCCATTTGAACCAGTTCGGAAAGCGTCAGATAGCGCCGATGCGCAACCAGATCAGCTTCCTCCAAAGAACGGGCGTTTCTGGAAATCAGAATCTCCTCTGGAGGCACAGAAGTGACCTTGACACGCCCTTTGGGGCGTGTCCTGGTCACTCGCACATCATGAATCATCACCGGCTCGCCAGTGGCAGGATCTACATTCTCGGAAGTGGCGCGGCTCTCCAAATAATCAATCGAAACATTCGGATCCGAGGTCAGCGCAATTAACCCAATCTCATCAATTCCCTCAAGCGTATAAGATTCAATTTCGTCAGTTGAGTCCCAGTACCATTTTACGAATCCGCTGCCTTTGACTAGCGCATCCTTAAAAGCCGAGTACAACACAGCGAAACCATCATTGTCCCGGCGAAAAATATAGTTGATGTAGTCGGTGGCCTGGGACGCCTTCTGAACGTCCTCCGCAGAAGTAGGCGCAAACTCAACAGTATGCTCGCCGCCATAAAACACTCGCATCAGGCTTGGTAAAATCGCCTGGACAGTGTCGCGCACATCCATAGAAATGACGGTTGAGCGGCCCTCCTCCTCGTTCCCAAATGGCTCGCCGAGGTAATACGACTCGGCCAGGGCTCTAGCAGGAGACACCACATTATCAATGTAATCGGTCGCGTCTTGAATTTCGCCGGCGAGAACATTCTCCAGCTCGGACTCGCTCATCCCTTCCTCGACCTCGACCTCTACCTCTACGCTCTCTGTTTGTTCATATTCTGCCATGTCGGTTCCTGTCTGATTTCGTTGCTATGTCCAGAGGGTATCCCTATATTCAAAGTTGTTGATTCCTGAAATCTAAAACAGGAATTTCATCAATTCCCAATTCCTTGGCGGCAATTGCTCTATGCCTACCGTCGGAACTCCTGGTCAACTTGTCTCCTGAAAATAATTCAAGCGGATCCAGTTCGCCGCCATCTAAAATGTGGCGCTTTAACTCGTCTATATTTTCTCTTGCTACATCATCAATCTTGAGTGGGGAAACGCTTTCAAGAAAAGTATCTGGAGCCATATTGACAATAGCGCCTCCGCGCCGCTGAAAATCAGCGCCGCTATACCAATTGTCAATCGGAGCCAATGGGTAGCTGTCAGCCAAAGGGGCCGCACGAGTAGCCCTTCTGCCCTTAACCACTTGCGTCGCGCCCAGGCCACCAGGCAACAGCGTCGCAAGCGCGTCGATTTGCGGCTCATTCAGGTCGCCTGGGTGATACGGAAGTAAGCTCAACGGATCGTCTAAAAGCTGCGTGACCCCTCTCGCAACCTCCATAGGAGCGCGGTCGAGGTAATCACTAATCGGCAACATTCCAACTTTTAGAGCATCCCTCCAGCTCTGAGATAGCGGCACCGGCTCGGCAAACTCCCGCCGGTACTCTGGATCAGTGACCATGCCCTTGCCGAAATGCGCCGCCTCCGCAACGTCACCAGAAACCAATGGCTGGTATCGAGCAAACTCCAAAAGCCCCGGCCCCAGAGTAGCCGCCATTCCCGGCACATCACCAACCCTGGTACGCGACCCAGGCACAATCGGCACATCCGAAAAAGAGCGCCAAGCATCACCGGCCATGTCCCTTAACCGAGGGAGAATAGCCGTGTCCCTGCTCTCCTGTTCCCTGTCTCTGATCTCCTGTTCCCTGGCTAATTGCCATGCGCGCCGGTCGGCCGGCGACAATGTCTGATCGTTGCGATTGTATGGCGTGCCTACTATCTCAGGATAAAATGCCCTTCGATCCATTTCGGCTTGCTCTGGAGAGTCATAACCAACAATCTGACCAGACCGTATTGCGGGCATAAATTTTCTGACAGCCTCCTGGCTTGTCATTACCGAACTGGTGTCTGGATCCCAACTCGGCAACAAATACTCCTTCCCGTCAACATTCACGCCGATGATGTTCATCGTGACGGTTTCGCCTCCCGGCGTTGTTCCCTGTCTGCCAGTACCTAATACGTTTCTGTGGAACCCTCCAAAGAACTGCTTGTTCCTCTCAAAACGCGAACCAGAACTCTGGGGCGAACCCCCCAGTGTGTTGAATGGGGCACCCAACAAACTAGGAAACTGTTGAGGCATCAGGACTTGGAACGTCTGCTGGTTTTGGCTTTCTTCTTGGGAGCCGAGGACTCACGCCGCTTCTTGGCCTCACCGAGAACTACCTCCTGCCGGGTCAACATCCCCATCAACTCGGCAGCAGCCTGTCTGCGCCCAATGACTGAATCAGGATATTTGGGCATAGAAATCTCCAAATCTGCGATTTATGTGGACAACATTCTACCGCAGCGCCAACCAACTACCTGATGATGCGCTCAAAGCGCATCATCAAATCAATCCACGATAATCGACAACACGCAGTTCTCATGCGCCGCAATCGTCAACGTGTACCGATCTGCACCGAACGCGTACACGCATTGCTGCGTCATGCCGGTCACTTCCATACTCACCAGAAAAGCGACGTTCTGAGCGAACGCCGAGTGTATGAACAAAACCACCAACAACCCAACCAATAATCCCCTAATCCGCATCCTCGACCTCCATAATCATCCTCCCAAGAACCTCAATAATCTGGGGCAAAACAGCATTACCGAGCGCCTTCAAGCGATTGACCCTATCTGGAATTTTGCCGATCACTCGCGGGGTTCCTCCAGGTTCGTCCAGCCATCTGGATACCCCATCAGCCATTCCACCCATGCGGGATTGAGTGCGCCGCGAACTTCCGCGTTCAGCGGCTTCATGTGCCTCTCTTGTTGTGATTTCGAGCCATTGTTTTTGGAATCCTGTATCGTGGGAGTCGGGTACATTCCTTTGCCCACAGCCACCCGCAGAGAACCCTTCGTCCCCGCATGATCCGTCGATAACTCCCACTCGGTTGGCTCGCCGTGCTTCGCCTCCTGACTCAGCGGAGTCGGCCACAGTTTT